GTCGGGAACATATGCAGCCGAAGCGCGTCATCCGTGCTGCTGTTCTGCGCCATCATGTCGAAGGTCGCCGTGCGACGGACGCGGCCCGGCGCCCGCTTCTCGCGGAAATCGGAGAGCTGCGTCGTGTCGATGCTGGCGCGCTCGAAGTTGATCGAGATGTTGCGGACGGGAAACGCGATGGCGGAGCTGCTCTGGAAATTGAGCGTGACCGAGCCACCGTAACCTGCGATGAGTGCCATATCAATCCTCCTGGACGAGCAGCGTCATGCTCATCGTCCCGATGCGTTCTGCGTCCTGCTGGCCGTCATCCGGAGTTTCGGCGGTGAACGTCACCGCGAAAGATCCGATTGCGACCGAACAATCGTTTGTTGTGTCGTTAATTGGCCCGCCGTTGAACAGGGAGAGCACGGAATCGACCATCTGCGTGACCTGTTCGACCGTGTCTGCAACTGCCGCAACCTCGACCTCTACCGTCCAGTGCTGCAATCCGATGGGCCCAGCCATCCGCATGTCGCACGTCGCGCCATTGATCTCGTAGACCAAACAAGGCGTCGGCGTTCCGGCATTGCGCATGCCGACGGAGATCGGGAAACCGGATCCGTCGAGGGCAACTTTGACGGCGCGGCAAACGTTCTCAAGAGACATTGCGACCTCCGAGAGCAAGCGCCGCAAGGCGCAGTAGTTCCGTCTGGAGAGCCGTTCCGAGCTGACCCACGCGCCCGGTCGCCCAGGTGTGGCTGCGCTTGCTACCGGAGATGAACTGGCCGCTCGCCTTGTGCTTGAAGCCGTTCTCGAGCAAGTGCCAAATGCGCTGGCGACCCTTTGCACGTGCCCCGCCCTTGCGTCCGTACTGGACGCCGACCACGATGCTGATCGGCGATCCGGGCCCAGCGGTGCGCTTTGGCGGAAGCAACTTGGTCGCCGAGGAAATGGCCCGCCGATGGATCGGCTTCCCGCGATACGGCGCAGAGCGCCAGATCTGCCGAAGTTCTTTCACCGCTGGTTGGAACACCTTGCGGATCGCTTTTTTCCGGATCGACTCGTTGAGCTTCATCGGCAGCGCCGCCATCGTCTTTCGGACCTCGGCGGAGTCGACGGTGATTTTGACGGCAGTACTCACGGCAGCACCTCCGTCGCTTCGATCTCCAGCCGCCGACGGCGCTGGTCGCGGTCCCAGCAGGCCCGCACGTTGAACGTGCGCTCCGTGCCACGGTCGTTCCAGAGCAACCGGCTGCGGGTGTTCACCGACGGATGAAAGCTCGCGAGGATGCGCCAATCGGTGCGAATTGCCGGGCCTCGATCGTCGATCGTCTCGTTTGTCGATGCCACTTCGATGTGACAATGCAGCACGGCGACATTCACCCACGCCTCCGACGCCTGGCCGAAGTCATCGACCGTGCGTACCGGGTTCTGCGCCGTCATGGCGAGCCGCAGCATTCCGGATGGAACGTGTCCAGGCATTAGCCAATGCCCTTCCCCATCATGCCGCACACGCGATCCCAGTAGTCGCTCGGGAGCGCCACCGTGTCATCGCCGCGGCTGGCGACGTGCTGCGTTACGCGCTGGAGAAGCGCCATTTCGAGCAGCGGGTTGAGCGTGTTAGTGCCAGCGGAAACAGTCAGGATGGCCGGGTACTCGGTCCCCTCCGGCATCGTGGCGTAGTAGATGCCGTTGATAATCACCATGGACAGCGTGAGAACGTCATCCCCATTATCGTAAGTGACGGCGGTGGCGGGCTGGCGCTCCAAACGCACTAGCAGTTGCTCATTCGTCGGCTCCGACGCCACGTACTGCGTACGCGTGACCGGATCGACGCACCAGCCGGTGCGCTCCTCCAGCTCGCGCTTGGCGGCTTCCCATGCAATCTGGATCGCCGGATCGTCCTCGTTCGAGGAGAGCCGGGCCCAATTGCGGAACTTGGAAATGTCAATCGGCACGGACTACCTCGCAGCCAGGTGGCGCTCCCGAGGGAGCGCCACCTGTCCGATGAGAGGATGAGGATCAGGCGTTCGTGACCTGGAGCTGCACCAGCGACTTCACGCGGGTGAACTGGCTGTTCGCGAACATCATGCCCTGGAAGATCACGCGAGCCGAAGACATCGCGGTGATCTCGTCGCGGATCATGCCGATGCCAGCCCACTCGCGGATGGCGAAGCCGTCCGAGATGTTGCCGAGCACGGCCAGGCAGTTTTTGCCCGTCGTGCCGGTGGAGATGTGCGCGGGGAGGTACTCGGTCACGTAGACCGGGAGGCCCATCAGGGTGAAGCCAGCGCCAGCCTGGCCGACGGCGTCCGCGCTCGGGATGAAGAGCGGCACGTTGTTGACCGTGAGGGTCGCGATGGTCGCGTACACGTCCTGCGGGATGATCCACGCGGAGGAGCCCCAGTACGCAGCGGGGAGCTTCTCGTAGCGCATCTCGCGCAGCTTCGCCAGCGTCGCACCGGCGGTGATCGCGGCAGCACGGGTCGTGCTGGCCGAAGTCGCCGTGACCTGGTTGGTGTTCGCGTTCACCGTGAAGATGCCCGTCGGCGCGTTCGTGCCGGTGCCGCCGATGTAGCCCCATTCGCTGTTCTTCGAGAGCTGGCGCTGGAGGTTGTCCATCACCTCCGCCTCGACATCAAAGTTCGCCTGGCGCATCAGCTGCTGCGAGACTTGGGTGTAGGGGAGGCACGGGACCGGAGCGAGCGGCACCTCGGCGAAGCCGGGGTCGATGCTGGTGCGGGCGGTCGTGCCGGTGTCGGGCTGCGTCCACGCCGAGGTGTAGTCGGCGGTGGCGAGCGTGTTGTAGCGCAGCGTCGCGTAGCCCTGGACGCCAGTCTTCAGGTCAGCGAGGTTGCGGATGACGCTCTGCGCCATCATGTACTTCAGGATCCCGTCCTCGTAGAGCTTCGGGATCAGGATGTTCGAGTTCGCGCTGGTGATGAGCTCGCGCTGTTCCGGCGCACGGCCACCCTTGAGCCAGCCGAGGAACTGCTCGCGGTACTCGCCGCTGGAGCGCCACTCCTCGCCCTGCTCGCGCTTCTCGGCGACGACCTTCTGGGTGACGGCGTGGGACGCGAAACGCTCGCGGAGAGCGGCGGCGCTGCGCTTCTCGTTCAGGTCCTTGAGCTCGTTAAGGAGCTCGTCGGCGCGGGCTTCGCTCTCGGCGCTGATCTGGTCAGAGGCGAGAATGGAATTGACTTCGGTTTCGATGGCCTTGCGGCGCTCGATGATTTCCTGCTGCTTCACGTGAGGGTCCTCAATCGCAGACGCAACCGAGCGAGGCTCGGCGAATAGGTGCGAGCCTCGGCGCTGGTCTGCGGATAAGCGCCGTTTTCAACAATGGACACCTCGCGGAGATCCACCTCCGTGAGGGTGCGCTCCGAGCCCATCCAGGCGTCGGAGCGAACGAAGAAACCGAACGACATCTCCGAAAGCACGCCAGCCTCGACCAGGGCGCGGACGTCCTTGGCCTTCTGCGTGTCCGGGAGATCGACCTCGAACGCGAGGCCCTTGGAGTCGGAGCGGAGCTGAAGCAGCCCGCTCTTGGTGTTTGCGAGGAGCTCGCGCCGATCATGCCCGATCAGGAGCGAGACATTGGCAGCGAGCGAGCGGTCAAACGCACCGGGCGCGACGCGCTCGACGAACGGCTTGCCGTTGTTGACGCCGCGCACCGTGAGCGGGAGGCTCGGCGCGTTGTAGACGCTGGCGTAACCGGCAAGCTTGTTGCCGCTGCGCTCGAAGGTGGCGATGCGGAGCTCAAGCATTTTCGTCTCCCGCGTTGTCGGGTCCAGCGGCAGCGCTTGCGCCACCGGGCATCGAGACCGTCGGCGTGTCGAGGCCCGCGATCGGCGGGAGGCCGAGGTAGTGCCGTGCGTCGTTCGGCGACATGACGCCCGCCAGGACGAGCTTGGAGAACGCCATGCCCGCGTCGCGGAGGTTGCCGCGCACGATCGGCGTCGTGTCGATGCGCACGAACTCGCCGGGGCGGCAGAGCTTCCGCGTGAGCTCCGACTCCCACGCGGAAACCCACGCCGCGATCGCACCGTCCGCGTAGGCGCGGGCGGTCTCGCTTTGGCTGGTCAGAGCGCCGCCGCCCTGCTGGAACAGCATTTCCGGCGGGACGCCAAATGCGCGAGCGATTTCCTGCACGCTGAACTTGCGATTCTCAAGTTGCGTGATCCACGTTTCTTGGCCGATTTTCTCGGCTTTCATGCCCTCGCGCAGGATTAGCGGGCGGCTTGCGCCGTCGGTGGTTGCGTGCATCGTTGTCCATGCGTCGCGAATTGCCTGGACGGTCTGATCGCTCATCGCGCCGGGATGGGAAATCGCAACCTTTCCAAGGGACCCGGTGCGAACGGACTGCGCATACGAGCCGTTCTCGTCGGCGGCAAGCTGCATCGCCTGGCGGGCCACGTCAAGCGGCGAGCGGTACCAGCACGGCTGGAGGTGATCCGGGTATGCACCGATATGCAGCACCTGGTCGGACGCCATCACGATGTTGCCGATGCGGTAGCTGACGCCTTCTTCGGTGATCTCGGCGCTCATCGCGTCCGCCGGCACCGGCTGGAGCTCGGCGATCGCTCCGTCATTTCCCCGGCGGATCAGGGCAATTCCGTTGCCGTGCGTCAACGCGACGGACGTCGTGTAGCGGCGGAACTCGTAGCCGGACTGCCAGCGGCTTGCGTCGCCGTTGAGCAGCATCTCGACCGGGTGATCTTCGATCTCCTGTCCTTCGCTGTCGTAGACAGACACGGGAAGGCGGGCGATGTCCGCCGAGATCAGCTGCGTGGCGCGGACCACGGCGGGGATCGCATCGACCGGGGAGGCGACGATAGGCTCGGGTCGCGTGTAGATCGCGACGCCGGACTTGAAGCCGAAGAACCGTGAGAAGATGCCCACGGAGCGGATGGAACAAGTGTGCCCCGAATCGTCAAGCCGGAATTCTTGTAACCGTGTCTATCCGATAGGACACGACGAAGTCGAGAGCCCGGTGGCCTCGCGCACCTGGTGGTGCTCCATCAGCAGCGCCGCCATGTTGCCAGCGACGACCGCGTCGGTGTTGCCGTTGCTTCGACCCTTCACGGGGCGCGTGTTGCCGACGTTGTCGCGAATCAATCGCACCGCGTTGAGCGCGGAACGCAGCACCGGGTCCGGCTCGTAAATCAATTGTTTCGACTTGAGGAGGTCGCCCCACAACTTCCACGCGGGTGCCATCGTGCGGATCGATTGATCGACCGGGACAATCGGCCAGCCTCGGTCTGCCCAGCGTTTGATGTCTCGCGCCTGGGCAGGATGCGGGTCCACGCCGATTTTGCGGATGTCGTACCGGGCCATGAGCGACTCGATCTCGGCTTCCACGACGGCCATGTCGTGCCATTCCCCTGGCATCCGGCGCAGGAACCCCTGCTCCACCCAAGCGCCAAGCGGGTTCTTGCAGCGCCGTTCGTCGAGCTGGATGTCCGTCCCGGCCCACCATGAGACGTTGCGGGCGCGGATCACGTTGCCGTCGACAACCATCAGGCATATCGAGGTGAGATCGAGCTGGGCACCGTAGCCACCTCGAGAAAGGTCGAGGCCAATGACCGCCGGCGCGCCGGCGAGGCGGTCCCAATCGGTCTTCTGCATCTGACGTTCGAGCACCCCGAGATCTACGTCGGTGGTCGCCAGTTCGTGGTAGCGGCAAGCGAGCTGCGTCTCGAACTCGGCTATCTGCGCCGGGTCTCCGCTCTCCAGCATCGTGCGAGCGGCAAGTTCGAGCTGCGCCGGGTCGACAATCACCCCGAGCGACGGGTTTGCCTTCGGCCATGCCTTCGGGTCAGCGGCCTGATCGTCCTGGTCGAGCCCGTACAGCAACGGCCACCAACCCGGCGGATACGGCGTTCCGTCGTTGATTGCCCGCTCGCAAGCGTCCCAGTAGCCCCAGATGGGACGGGTCTTCTGCTCGGGGTCCGGCGTGGTGATGAGCAGCGTTTGGCTAGTGGCGAACTTTGCCAAGCCGGTGAGCAGTCGACCGAATGCAGACTCCATGCGGGCGACCTCGTCGGCCACGACCAGGCGCGTGGTCAACCCGTCGAGCGCCTTGTCGGTGCACGGGAGCGAGATGTACCGATTGCCGCCGTGCTTCACCCTGCCAGGGTGCGCGGGGGTGCTGCCGCCCGTCGCCTTCCATTCCTTCGGGTCGAGCGTCTGCGACATGGTCTGCATTCGCTCGAAGGTCTTCTGGGCAAGGCGACCGTCCGGGGCGACCGAAGCGAACTCCAGCCGCGTCTCGGGGTCGCGCATCGCTGCCATAATCATCGACGCGGCAAACTCGGTCTTTCCCGCTCCGCGTGACACAACCAGCAGCAGGGCTTTGGTGGCGGGGGTATCCGTCTTCGTGCCGTTCACCACCCGCCGCCGGGCGAGGAGGATCATCGCGACGAGGCATTGCCAGGGCAACCAGACGAGCGGTTCCCCTGCTCCCGCCTCTGCGCCCTGGCCGCACTTCAGGGCAAAGTCCCGGGCGCTGTCGGCGAGCGCCTCGTCCCACCACACGGACGCCGCCGCCGGGTCGAGGCGCTCGGCCAAGTACCGACGACACGAATCACGCACCCGAGCGTTGGCAACCAGGCTTCCATCGACCACGCCACGGGCGTAGGCGTCGGCTTGCTCGGCGCATAAAGGCGGCTTGCGCCGATGCTTACGGCGGTCGTCTGTTTGCGAGT